AACAACACGATAAGGTACTGTTGAACAATCAAATACAATAAATGCCGAATAATCTTTAGTTGTGCCTCGAGCAACATCAACAGTACATACATAAGTTTTACTCTTATCAGGCTTTTCATACATATCTAAACCACCTTTTGATTCTATCGGTAAGATATGTGCCATTGATTTAATTTTAGTAGGTGATATTAAGGTATCAACAGAACCTAAGAAATCACACTCAAACTCTTGTTGAAATTGTTCAGCAGATGTATTTCGTATTGTTTCTTGTTTCCATTTTTCATCACGACCAGGCACTTCTGACCAATGTACTTCAATGGGTGTATAGTTATTATTTTTATTCTGAGCGTCTACCCACAATTTATAAAACATATTCATACCATGAGGTGTAGATACAATTATCATCTTAGTTTTTTGTCCAGAAGATATTGTAGGATATACAGATGAGAAAAACTGTTCGGCAATATTTGCCGGCACGAAAGCAAACTCATCTAAGAATATGATGTTGTATGAACCACCACGAATTGCACTTGATGATGTTGAGGCGGCCACAATACTTGCCTTGTTTTCTAATTCAATTGACCCCTTGTTCCAGTTAATTACACCTTGTTGTAACCACTTAGGTAAATTCTCATATGCAAGTTGTAATCTACTCAATATATCTCTAGCAGTAGATGATTTGTTTGCCAGTATAGCAATGTTAGAATTAGGATTAAATAATGCATAGTGCAATAGATAAGACACGATGGTAGTTGATTTACCTGATTGTCTAGGCAATTTACATATAGTAAATCTATCTCTATGCATAGTCTGTATCATTTCTTCTTGAAATCCATACATATTAAATGGGACAAGTCCTTCATCTAATGATACAATTTGCACATAATTTTTAATAAAATAGGCAGGGTCATTTTCGCATTTACGAAATTCTAGAACCTGGTCTTTAGTAAATTCTACTGGAGTATTTACTTTTTTTAAATTAGGATTTCCTAAATAAGCGTCAGACATATATACCCTCTATGTGTGTATAACCTAGTTGTATTGCAGTAGTAACTCTTTGACTGCCTTTTATTACTTTTAATAAACCTGTTTTATATTTTTTACCCAATGCACCATAAGTGCCTTCATTTGTGCATTTATGTACCTGTATAGGATGTATCATTTCAGCACCATTTAAAATATCTTCTAAAACAAATCCGTGTTTAGTTATTGCTAAATCACTTATTTTAAATATCTCTATATGAGTTCCTTCTGCTTTTGATTTTAATATTTTCATAATGGATATTCATCCTGTGATATAAAAGTTATTTTATTAATAGTATCTCTTTCATCTCTAGTCTTAACTTCAAGAGCTTCAATATGTGTATAATCATTTTCTATTGCCCAAAGTACTCTTTGGTTACCATTAACTACTCCCATTTTATCTGTATCAATATCTTTCCATAATGTATCTTTTTTCCAATAGTTTTCATAACTACAAATCATTATAGGCCATTTCATTCCACTTACTGGTAAACTTTCACAGATTTTCTGATAAGTAAACTTAGGAGGTTTAGACAACATTCCCAAATTATTTATCGGAAATATCTTTGTGTTTGGCATTGATGATTTTGCTTTTAGAATTTTCATCTTTTTTTAACATCTTCTGTAATTCAGCAGTTGAACCTACGAATAAAGCATTTTGAATTTTTGTGTCGGCAGTTTTTGGTAGTTCTTTTAAGTCTTTTAATTTTTTATTTAAATCTTGTAATTTATCAACAGTATCACCTACATTTTTTATTAACTGACCTGCTACTTCATATGCTCTGGGATGTTCTCCTTCTTTTGCAACAGATAATATTCCATCTATTGCCTCTTGACCTTTTTGAATTAGGTCATAGTATGATTCTCTACTATACTTGTGGTCGTTATCAATATCATCTTTTTTCTTATCTTCTTTTCTAACGACAGCAGGAGGCTTAGATTTCTTTTCAGAATCTTCCGTTTCTACTCCTAGGTATTTGTTTATTATATCATCTGTACTCATAATTAATATTTATAACGATTTAGTAATCAGTTATTCATCAGTATCAGTTTCGGGATTGTATTTTTTAGAATCTTCAAAAAATTCTATGTTTGTTGTAAATCCAAAATCATCATCAGCGTCTGCACTTGTGGGATTGGGAGTTGTTGTAACTCTTTCTGTTCTTGCCTTATTTGTTGTGTCTGTATCATCATATAAGTCAATCTTAACTTCTTTAATAGTTTTACTTGTGTTATCAGGACCAAATAGATAAGTCTTAGCAGTAAAGTTTAAAGTATAAATAACTGCTCTTCTTGTTGTGTAACTACCATCATAGGTATCTGAATAAGAAACACTATTTAAAACAATAGGTACATCTCTTTTAATATTTAATTCTGGTACTGCATTTACTGTTACTGTATAGTCTGGTTGAAAAAATGGTAGTATTTGTTCTACTATTTGTAGACCTGCTTCTGCACTTGCCGTAAATGAATATAAAGAAAAACTTAAATTATACGGCACAGGTGTATAATTAAAATTCATAACTTTGCCATCTACATTTGATTTAACAGTTTTATATTTTTGTACTCTTGTAAGTTTTCTTTCACCATCATACGATAGACCTGTTATCTCAAAAGATAACTTAGGTAAAGTAACTGCAAATTGTCTATCAGATAAATTTGGTTGTTGTTCTAATCTTGTTAAAAACTTTTCTTTAGGTGCATATGCTAATGGCACTTTAATAGATTGTACTACTTGACCACTAGAATTTCTTCTTTTGATTTGAATGTTATTAAAGATTTGACCAAAGGCAATAGTCATTCTTCTCATTGTCTGATTGTAAAAATAATCTCCGAACATTAGAAGTCTACCTCACCAAATGGATTGCGTTCTGTAAAGTCTAGTATATCATCACCCACACTTGCTGTATCAAAACCTGCCTCACTATCTAAATCAATATTATTTGCATAAGGTGATTGTGTTTGCAATGCATAAGTTTCCATTAAGAAGTAATTGGCGTCACCACTTGCTCTGTCATTTTCAAGTAATAGAGAACCTTCTTCTGCCTCTAAAGTCATTTGATGTGCTAACATATCAAGTGAGAATTTGTCTTCAGCGGCGTCAATGTCTGCAATGCCAGTATCAAGTCTTTCAGATGAATACTCGAATCTAGTTACTCTTAGTTTGTAAACAGGTAAGTTGCCTAATTGAAAGAATGGTTCTTGGTCTTCAATAAATTGAATCTCAAAGAAACTATTCATCAAAGGCATATACAGTATATCGCCTTCATTAGGTCTATTAGAAACTATTTGTGTAGCAGAATCACCGACTAAATCTTCCCACCTTCTTTTAGATACAGTAAATGTTGTATCTTCTCTTATTTCTAATCCGAATTTAGATATTAATTCTTGTTCGCCAGCAAATCCTTCAGTAGAATCCATATACATTTCACAAAGATAGGCTGCATTAAATTTACTTGCAACATCTTCGCCAAGTATAAGGTCTTTATTTACTAATGTTCTAGGTAGGTAATAGACATCATGTCCATAGATTTTTAAACCTTCAATAATTAAGTTTTCAAAAAGTTTTTTTTCTTCTGATGAACCAATGCCGTTTCCACCTTGAAAATAATGATTTGTTGGCATGGCGTTATCCTAGTATCAAATGAGGTGGTTCCTCGTAATTACTTCTGACTTCTTGTTCTAGTTTTAATATTTCTGATTCTGCCTGTTGCATGATTTCAACACCATTAAGTGATACACCACCAATCATAGTAACACCAGCAAATTTAGATAAGTTTTGACCCCATTGTAATTTAAATTTTTGAGTAACATATCGTTTTACCCATATGTCATTAAAAACATCTGTGTATGTAGCAGGGTCTAATTTTCTATAACAGTCAATAATTAAATACTCATCTACATCTAAATCGTTTGTCCAATCCATATCAATGTATAATCTATTGTCTAGTTGATTATATCTAATAGGTTTTTCACCTACTAATATATGGTCTAAGAAATCTAAGTGTCTTAATACAACATCATAATTAACTACTGATGTTGAAGAAAAATCGTATAAGTCATTTAATCTTAATTGATATCTGACATCAAATAAGTTTAGATTGCCTTTATCTGAAAAAGGGAATATGTTTGTAACTGCAATTACTGTATCAGGTATAACAAGATAGTTGTCTTGTTCAAAGTGTGTAGTTGATACACTACCTTCTTCTAAATCAGTAGCAGATTCAGTACTTCTAGTTTTATTTTGTAATCTTGCCTTATCATCTGATGTAAGTTTATATTTTAGGTAAGTTCTACGAATACCATCTGTGTGATATTGTGCAAAATATTGCATAGCCTCATCTAGTCTATCTTCTAGTTGGTCATCATCAACATTAATATCTATTACAGGTTTGCCTAATGCTCTTAAAGCATACTGTTTTAGTGTTTCTCTTGTATTTGGGTTTGCCATAATTCTTCTCTTTTACTATATTTATACTTTATTTTGCTGTTGCTGGTACACCAGTAGATGAAACTAAAGGTTCTTCTAACATTGCTAAGTATATGTATTTGTATCCATCTC